TTACTGTAGGTGCTACTTCAACTGTTACTTTCGTCTAATGGCAATAGCAATTAATGGTTCTACAAACGTAATAACAGGAGTTGCAGTAGGTGGTTTACCTGATGCAATAGTAGATGCAGATATGCTTGCAGCTAATGCTGTTACTTCTGGAAAATTAGCAAGTGGTGTTGGCGGTAAAGTTTTACAATGTAAGTATGCAATAAAAAACAATACTTCAAGTGCAACAGGTACAACTCACACAGAAATATCAAGTGATTTTCGTTTAACATTAACTCCAACATCAGCTTCTAATCTAATAGAAATTGAATTTAATGTTCAACATGGTATGACAGGTGCAGAAGTTGTAATTTTTAGAATATATAAAAGTGATTCAACTGATATGTCTAGTCCTAGTTTTATCCAGACACCATCTTCAACTGCTCATTATGGAGATGGTAATGCAACTATTTATACAGTTGCAAGGTTTTCTATGTACACAACAGTAAAAGTTTTAGAACTTGCAGGTAATACAAATGCAAGGACTTATAGTCCTTTTTGGGCGAGGACAGATGGGACATCTTATCTTAATGGTTATAACTCATCTTATGATTATCAAGGAACTTCAAATATGACAGTTAAGGAGTTAGAAGTTTAATGGGATTAGATCACGAAGCTATTTATAAAGCATACGCCGATACAGTTGTTTCTATTGATGAATCTACTGGTGCATTTGATAAAGATGGTAAATCTGTGACTCTTGAGCAAAGTAAGATAGATGCTGCAAGAGCAACTATAGATTCTGATTATGCAAAAGTTAAATATAAAGATGATAGAAAACCTTTATATCCACCTTTAGAGGATTTTGCAGACGCTATGTACTGGAACAGTAAGGGAGATTCTAGTAAACTGACAGCATACTACACAGCCTGTGAAAAGGTAAAAACCGACAACCCGAAACCTAGTTAACAATGACAGCAAAGATTAAACTAAACGCAGATTCAGGGGGTGGCTCAGTAAGTCTCCAAGCACCCTCGTCATCTAGTAATAACAGAGTTTTTACTTTGCCTGATTTAGCAGATGCTACTTTATTGACTTCAAATGCTACTCTTGGAAAATTTGCTAGTTATGCTGTTATTTCAGATCACAAATCATCAGGTACGCAAAGTGGAAATTTTGTTAGTGGCGATTGGAGAACAAGAGATTTAAATACTGAAGATTTAGATGCAGATGGAATAGTATCAATTAGTAGCAATCAGTTTACGTTACAAGCGGGAACATATTTTATAAAATGGGTATGCCCTGCTTATGGTAGAAGTCAACATCAAAGCAGATTAAGAAACATAACTGACAGTACAAGTTTCACAGGTACAAGTACTTATGCTGACTATAACAGCAATGTTCAAAACACATCTATAGGTGCTGCAAGATTTACTATAAGTGGTGCGAAAGTTTATGAACTGCAACATAGATGTGGTCAATCAGCAACCAATAATGGTGGTTTTGGTGTTCGTGTGGGAGGCGATTTTACTACTGATTATGAAATGTACGCTATGTGTGAAATTTTTAAGGAGTCTTAATTATGGCAATAAACTCAGATACAGATATTAACTTAGCTTTATTGCAACTCGGTAAAAATGCTAATCGTTATAGACTAGACCAAAACTGTACCCCACATAAAATTATTGAATGGGATTCTGCTAATTCAGATTCACAACCTACAGATAATGAATTAAATGCAGCTTATACAGCTTGGAAAAATGCTAATGAATATAAACAAAAAAGAGAAGAAGCCTACCCAAATTGGCAAACACAGATGGATATGCAATATTGGGATAGCGTTAATGGTACAACAACATGGAAAGATGCTATTACTAAAGTAAAATCAGACAATCCAAAACCTAGTTAATTATGTCCACAATCAAGGTTCAAAATATACAGCACACAGGAAGTAGCACTAATGCTATTGCTCTTGCATCTGACGGAACGTGTACTGCCAATATTACAAATAACCTAAGTAATCGTAATTTAATAATTAATGGAGCTATGCAAGTGGCTCAACGTGGTACGTCATCAACAGATGCAAATGGGTTTTTTACAGTAGATAGAATTAAAATTCAATATGGTGGGACAGATGAAAATTTAACTCAAGCTCAAGCTGATGTTGCAAGCGGAACTACACCTTATACTTCTGGTTTTAGAAAAGCATATAAAATCACTAATGGAAACCAAACAGGTGGTGCAGGGGCGGCTGATTTTATTCAAATTAAGTATTTTATTGAAGCACAAGATATTGCAAATAGTGGTTGGAATTACACAGATTCAAACAGTAAAATCACTCTCCAATTTTGGGTTAAATCAAGTGTTGCACAAGATTTTCCTGTTGAGTTAATTAGTGATGATGGTACTGCACAAAGTTTTACTTTTATGACAGGTTCTTTAACTGCTGACACTTGGACAAAAGTAACAAAAACAATTTCTGGAGATTCTAATTTACAATTTGATAATAATAATGGTAAAGGTTTATCAATTTTCTGGCACGTATTTCTTGGTACTGATTATACAGGTAGCATTTCAAATGATACTTGGAGAGCTCAAAATGATAATACACAAGCTAATGATATGACATCAACATGGTACACAACAAATGATGCAACATTTGAAATTACAGGAGTTCAATTAGAAGTTTCAGATCATGCGACTGATTTTGAACATAGGTCATTTGGTCAGGAATTTGAGTTATGCAAAAGATACTGTCAAAGATTTGATGCAGAGAGAATTGCTGTTGGTGTTGCAGGTGGTCCTACAGAAAACTACGTTGTAATTCATTTTAGTACAGCTATGAGAGCCACACCTTCTATATCCGTAACTGCTTTAGGACAAGTTGTTAAAGAAGGTATATCATGGTATAACAATACAGCAATAAATGTAAATAATACTATGGGGTCTTTTGGTCTTACTCAAGGTTTACAAGTTATGAGTTCTAATACAGGTATGAGTGCTACAAATGCAGTAACAATAGGTAATGGAGCAGATTTTACTTTAAGTGCGGAGCTTTAATTATGAGTATTAAAAGTGCAAAATTTATTGCTAGTTATGGAAAAAACATTTCTTTACGCATAACATACGAGAATAATTCTGTTTTAGGTGTACCATTTGACGAAGCAAACACCGACTACCAAGAGTACCTTGCGTGGGTAGCAGAGGGAAATACAGCCGAAGCTGCTGATTAGTGGACATACCAGAAATTAATCTGCCTGATACAGATTATATTCTTGTACCACCTAGAACAATTTTTTATCCACCTGTGGCAGAGATTCCATATCTAGACCCTGTACTTCTTCCAAGTCTGGAACAGGTAGAGTCGGGTTTGGGAGGTCAGGAATCTTCTGCTGAAGAAGAAACAACATCTTCAAAGGAGGAAGGGTTAGAAGTAAAACCAGAAACAATACCGACAAACCTGCCAACCACCAAAGAAACTTTATCAAGTGAAGAAGCTATAGCTACCTTTACTATACCTTTCTATGGCGAAATGCCTATACCTGCACCAGAAGTCATAGCTTCTAGTGTTATAGCAGCAGGTACAGCGTCAGTTGCAAGTGTGGTTGGTGGTATTGCTATGCAATCAGTATTAGCTTTTATCAAGAAAACATTTAAGAAAATCTTTACTAAAGTTCTTAAAAAAGAGGTCGCAAATGTAAAGGAAAAGATGGATAATAACAAAGGTAGCTAGAGTTCACATACCTGTACTATGTGGTGTCTAAACTAGCTACTTAAATTTTTCGGGATTAGCTTTTACATAACTTCGTATATTGATGACATCACTACAGATGTATGCGTATTTAGAAGCAGGGTTTATCATATAGCCACTTGCGTGAAGCTGACTACATTTCAAAATACGAACTAGCTGTTTATCATGCACTTGCTTGTCTAGTTCTTCTATGGCTAACTCTAGCTTTACTTTGGCTAACTCGTTACAAGTTTTATTATCTCCCAGAGGTATCATAAAGCTCATTTGAAACCCCCAACCTTCATTGATACTATACGTTTCGCTTTCAGTATTCTCTGCATCATTACCTGTATAGAAAGGTGTAAATGCCATAGTTGGTTGGCTACATACTAAATTTCCAAACTGCTGCTTTCCTGTCATTCCATTATTAACATTCATATTCTGGTTGATAATACTAGAATTACCAATCGCATTTGGTTGAGCCTGTACGTTTGTATCGCCTTCGGCTCTTGCTTTATTACTGACTAAAGACAGACAAAGAAGTGATAACGCTAGTAGTCGTAATCGCATCATTCTGTGTAATTTCTTCTATTTTAGTTCCTGATGCTCTGGTAGTTACTGAAAGTGACCAATCAGCAGTAGCAGTATTAGGAGTGAAAATTGCATCTGTAGCTGTTATTCCTCCACTAGAAGCACTTGTAACAGCAATATTTGAAGCTTCCCAAGTTTCCAGAGCAGACCCATATTTCTGAGTAACTATAGACCTTGTAATAGTCTGAGTTGTATTTTCTGTACGGTTACTTGACCCTGTTGACCACGTTGGTACTCCGTTTGCGTAGCAAGGTGCAATTAAAAATAAACCTAGTAAGAGTAGCTTTTTCATTTGATGCCAACTTTAGAGTTCTTATTATCTACTATAGTATCTTTTTTCTTCTTTATTTGAAACCCTAATGAAGCAGTACTAGCTGAAAAAATACTTGCAATAAATGTCGGGTCAAAATCTACGATCTTTTTACCAGATGGCGGTTCCCAATATGAAAGTGTTAATAACGCTGCCGACCACAAAAGTACGCAAACTTTGACAATGGTTTCGACTCTACTAGGTTCTTGATCTTCCATGAAAAGTTAAGACTCTTGTTTAATACTAACAATGTAGCTATGTTTGGAAAGTAACACAATACTAATTATGCTGAAAATCTTAAAACCAGTACTACTTAAATTCTTTACCACTACTGCTGTAAAGAGATTAGTAGTCGATCTGCTTAGAGCAATCTGCAAGCAAACTACCAACACGTTAGATGATCGTGCTGTGGATATGTTAGAGCAACAACTATTCCCAAAGCTAAACTGATATGAACCACAAAGAATTTTTTAATGTTCTTATTGGTAATCCTCCACCAGAAATAGAACTGGAAATAGAACTTAAATGCAGAGAAGTTAAAGAACTACCAGACTTTGTTATCAAAGACTATTGTTGTGACCTTGTAAAACACGTTAGGTTGCAAGATATGCTACTAATGTCTGCACTTATAAAGATTTCTGATACAGAAACTAGAAATTATCATCTTGAGAGAGAACTAAGACAATATAGAAAGCTACAAAAACAAGGATTCTTAGGTAAAGTTAGGTATGTATTATTTGGCAATACAACTAAAAAGTGATTATATTAATTAAAAACAAGACTTATTATGGATAAAAACTTAAAAATACTTAAGACCATACATTATGAGTTAGCAAAACATATACTTGATCTGATAAAAAGTGGAGAAGCAAAGGCAGGGGATTTAAACGTAGCTAGACAATTCCTAAAAGATAATGGTATCGAGTGTATTCCTGTAGAAAATAATCCAATGACAGAGCTAATGAACAACTTACCAGACCTAGAGACTATCCCTCTTACTGATTAATAATTGCAACCCTTACCAGAAAAGCTACAAGACTTTAGATATTTCTTAATTGTTACTTGGAGACATCTAAACCTACCAGACCCTACACCTGTTCAGCTAGATATAGCAGAATATCTACAACATGGTGCTAGA